TGTTTTAGCATTTCAGCAATGCTAACTTCAGCAGAGCAGACTGCTTGTACTTCTGTGTGAGCCTTGATCGTTACTTTCTTTCTTATTGTTGCGTGTATCTCAATCTCATACTCTTTCATTTCAACTCTCCTTTTGTTTTATAATATCGTCTTCTGTAATTGCTCCACCTTGCTCAAATTCAATTGATTTTTCAGGGCTTAAGTATCCACAAGTCTTCTTCAATTCTCTTTCCATATCCATTAACTTGAACCTCAGATTAGTCCACTTCATATCTCTCATACAAGCGTGTCCCAGCTTGTCTTGTATTGCTATCAATTTATCAATAACAATATCTCTTTCATTAGCAATTTTTTTCTCTTCTTTAGTTGCAAAGAAATATATCTTGTCATCTATCAGAGCATTACTATTTTCACTTATTTTAACTTCCATTTTAATCCTCTCAAAATCCTAAGTTTTTTATCATTTTAGTTTGTAGTTCATACCTAGATGTATCTACTTTTACTGCATCGCCACCAATCTCAACCCAATCAACATCATGCATATAAATACTGCCCATCTCAGTACCAAATAGCCCATCAACCTGAGCCATTCTAATATTGCCACGCTTACTATCCATCAGGATAAATTGTGAACCATTTTTTAGCATACCTCTTACGCCTTTTTTTAATTTATTTGGATCAATCATTCCAACTCCCTTATTGTTTATTTTAATTGTGTGCCATGTACTACTAATGCAAAATCTTCATTAGTATTTACGGCATGATATTCGTTAGTATCAATCGGTAGGGTAGTGGATTTTTCATCATGCACTACTACTGCTTTCTTGATATTTATTTCATCTAACAAGTGGTCATCCTTGCCACCCTCAGACAATGTAAGTATTAAGTTATCAGGTATCATATGCTCATACTTTTTGACTGTTTCTAGTTCCTTAGTATATGCATAAAACTTTACATCCTTATCATCATTCGCTACATTTATCCACGCCTGAAAATATTCTGCTGTAAAGAAATCACCTGAAACATGAATCCTCACATAATCAGGTTTTGAATATTGATATAAACTATTCGTTATCAATTTCGTCATAGCATCTACATCGTATCTAATTTCTTTTAATAGATTGAAGTTATGCCACCAAGCATTCATCACGCTTGGTTTAGCTTGCATTACAGTAGCAAAACAAGTGTATTTGGCATCCTTGCCCTTCGTCATCTTTCTAGTTTTTGGATTGAACCAACTCTGACAATCCCTAGCACTTGGACAACTATATCCACTCGGTAAACTAAAGTTCAATACTTGAGGTGGTCTCTTACCATCGTGCCACTCATTTATCTTATCTAGTTTTGCGTTTTTGCTACTACCAAATTTTAGTAATCTCATTCTCAACTCTTTTCATTATTGTTATGTGTGAGAGTGTGACCGACTGCCGACTAGCGATCCGTTAGGTTGATTAGTAATGAACTATACATTGCCCACATTGGTCAATCATTCGTACCCAATAATTTTTAACCGACTAGCATTGTCGCAATCTGATTTTAATAAAAATTATTGTCAATCGATCTCACTCTCTAACCGAACTTTTATTTTTACAAGCTAACTGATCTCTTAGCTTTATTATATATTACCACACTCTCTCTCTCAAGTCAAGACCATGATATAATATTATTTAGTTGTATATTGGCTTTCCGTGTGGTGTAAAGTTTGGAATAACTCCACTCCCTGTACCCCGTTTCTGTTTTGATTTGTATGGCATATCATTGCCAACAGTACATAACATATTAAATCTTCTCTCTTCAGTATGGGCTACACACTCGTTGCTATCGTGCTTATTAACACTCTCTCCGTGCTTACGATTGCAAGTTCTAGGTTTTACCCATCTGTTGAGTAATAAACAATATCTGCTCATGGTCTCAACTCCCGTTTTGCTAGTCTGGTTCTGACTATTTTTATTTAGTTTTATTTAATCTTCTTGAGATTATTATATCACTCTCTCTCTCAGTTGTCAAGTATTCTAATCTCTTTATTGTTCTTTAGTAGAGAACTATTTTCTTAGAGGTTCTTAACTATTTGATTAAGTTACTTTAATTAATCTCTTTTAATATATTATCATCTCTCTCTCAAATTGTCAACCCTTATCTATATAATTTATTATATTAATAAGTATTAATAATTAATTAATTAATAATAATAATTAACTTATGATATAAGTATATATTAATTATATATATATGTCAAGGTCTTTCATTCTCTCTCTCATGTTGACTAATAAACTAATATATGTTATAATAGTACTTGACTATTAAATATAATTGGCTATCAATTAATTTTATTGTCTGGCAATAATACGCCGATACACATAGGGGGGTATGTATTATATATATGTATACCTCTCAGAGCGTTGAGATATAATATGACACTATCTAATAAAATACATGAAGAATACCCGGATATGGAAATACTATTAGCTGATGGGTTTGATGATGCGTTTATAGGTATTGGTCAACAATTCTCTAAATTCATGGCAGTATACGATAAATCAAAATGTATCGAGATCCTGACGGATCAAGGTATGAGTGACGATGAGGCCATGGAATACTTTGATTATAATGTGACAGGTTCATACATGGGAGACAATACTCCGGTGTTTATTGAGAGGTTGGAACTCTAATGCCATTCATGACTAATGGAAAAAGAGATTATAAAAAAGAGTTAGCTTGGGAGAAGAAGAATAAGCCCAATAGAGTTAAAGAGAGGGCCAAACGTAATGCTGCAAGAAAGATGCTTGGTCTTAAAGTAGGTGATGGTAAGCACGCAGATCATAAAGACAATAATGCCAGTAACAATAGAAAGTCTAATTTAAGAGTCACTACTGCTAAATCTAATTTAAAAAAAGAAGCTAGAAGGAAAAGTAATGCCAGTTAATGTTCAAGAGATTATTGCCAGAATAGGCACAGGGTTCACTGCTATTGAGAAAAGGGTACTCAAGGTTCTGCCTCAATGGAAACAATGGCCTAGAAGACTCAGAAAGGTTTATATACTGCTTGGCACATACGGATCTAGTAATGCTGCACTCAGAGAGATGTGTGATGAGTTTGGATGGGATGCCAATGAGTTAAAAGTTCAAATTGAGGAATGTGAAAATTTTTTTGACGCTCTGCGTGAGTATAGAGAAGATGGTACATATCCTGAAATACAACAGAGCAAACGTAACTCAAGACTTACTACTGCACAACTAAATACTCTTTATGCACAGGAAGCAGCGATGATACAATTTATGCACCTAGAAGATGCTAAGGCACAAGGTAAAGCAGGTACTGACTTTGCGATTAAACTAATTTTAGAAGCAGGAATGCTAGACATTGTAGAGAATGTATCTGAAAGACCAGAGATTAAACATTACTTTGATCAGCAGGAGAATGGACCGGGTGTTCTTGAGGGCAATACTATTGATAACTCAGAACTAATTGTTGATGATGGATTACCAGACTTTACTAAAAAACAAGAAGTTGATCCACCAACTATTGCACCAGATCTATAATGCGTAAAAGTCAAATATGTGTGTTATGTTATAAAAGCATAGGCAAGTTTGCTTATAACGTAAAACCAATAGATTTACCAAGAGTAATTAAAGAAGACTTTATTGGTAAAAATTTTTGTTTTAATTGTTTTATTAATATTGAGATGTATAGAAATCAACTTGAAGAAACAATAGAAAAAGTAAAGAAAGATTTATAAAAATATGTACCAACCATATCCTTGGCAACTAAATATGCACGAAAGCGAAGCCAAGATTAAATTTGTACAAGCTGGCAGGCGTGCAGGTAAAACACGTTCAGCGTTGAATGAAGCCCTCCATGTGATACGGAAAGCATCAGTCATGCCTGTCATCTTTCCCGGTGAAACTAAAAAACAATCTGCTACTGAGGCAGGACTAATACCACCTATTCATGTGTGGACAGTTGCACCAACCAGAGCACAGATGTTACAGCAATGGAATGAGATGCAAGAGTTTATACCTAAGAATCTTGTAAGAGTAAAAAAAGATAATCAAAGAGGTGGTAGAGGTGGTGGATTTAAACACGATGAATTAAACGTATGGCTAGATTTTAAAGATGAAAACGGCAAATGGATGGCAGGAAAATGGAGAAGATCTGTTTTCTGGGAACTTAAGTCTGCCGATAATCCAGAAGGACTTCAAACTGTAGGTCTTGATTTTCTACACATGGCTGAATCCCAAGACATCAAAGAAGCTGCGTGGAACAAAGTCAGGCCTACGCTTAACTCTCCGGGCAGAATGGGTAAGGCAATCGTAGAAGGCATACCTCCAGAAAGCTCACAGCACTGGTTTGCAAGAAATTTTAAGATGGCAAAAGATAATCCATCAAACAGAAGAGAGGCATTTCACGCATCTACGTTTGACAATCCTCATCTAACAGAAGATGACAAGATGGAAATACAAGAAGAAAAGGCAACTCTTACAGAAAACATATGGGAGAGATTCTATATGGCTCATCAACCAGAGGGTGCAGGTAACTTTTTTAGAAATATTCCTGCAGCTTACACTAAACCAGACTCTGTTGAACTAGCAAGACCACAAGATGATAGGTTTTATGTTGCAGGTTTAGACATAGGTAGAACTAATGATGCGACAGTCATGGTAATAAAAGACAGACAATCCAGAACTTCTGTGTTTGCATTTGAATTATTAAAAACTGACTGGTCTCTGCAGGTTGAAACTATCAAGCGTGAGGCCATTAGATGGGGCATACAGGAGATTTACATGGATTCTACAGGTCTAGGTGGTAAAATCGGTGAAGACGTGCTGTTTCGTGAGTTATTAGAAGAGTCAATTCCTGTTGTTGGATATAATTTTACTGCAGCAAAGAAATATCAATTATTTTTAGACTACGCATTGTCACTTGAAAAAGAAACTGTTGCATTTCCACAAAGTTGGAGTAAACTAATAAGTCAGTTAGAAGACATTGCTCATAGGGAAACGGCAAACAAAGGACACACGTTTTATACTGTGTCTGGAAGGCATGATGACTGGGTGGATGCAGAATGCTTGGCTTTGATGGCCTGCGATCCTGCGATGGAGATGGGTGAGCAAAAGTTCTTTCCCGTATCTAAATCAGGTATCACACCATTAAATTCAAACTACTCAAAGAAGTCATCAAGATTAAAACGATGGAGGCAAGAGAGGAAAGAAGCGATGGGTATTGATCCAGAAGCTGGAGACCTTATTGTCAACAATAAATAAGAGGTAAGATGGTTTCATATCAAGGGCAACAATCAATGTCTGCTGATCCTGAAGAGGAAATTTTAAGGGAGAGTGCAAATCCCATAGATGAACCTTTGGTGAGTCAAGAACTGATTGAAGATAAACTTAATCAGGGCAGAACTAAATTCAAAGATTTTTATGACAACTGCAGTGAAGCAGAAGAATTTTATTTAGGAGAGTTTGATTTTGATGTACCAGAGACAGGTTCTTTAGTTAGACTAGGAACAAGTCAATCTGTAATTAATTCTCTAGTTGCACACGTTACTCCACAGTTTTTAGACATATCAGTGCCTGCTCCCGGTTCAAGAGGACAAGCAAGAGCCGAACTTATAGAAAAGTTTTTAAAAGGAGCAAACCATATGTTAGAGCAGTTCTCTCCGACAAGAAGAGAAATTGCAAAGCAAATGGCATTATACGGAGTGGCATGGGAGAAAACTGAATTTGCTGCAAACAGATGGCAAGAGTTTCCTGAACCACCAAGAGATGATGAAGACGATTCGGACTACAAACAAAAAGTTAAGGATGTTCTAGAAAACAGAAACCTTAATTTTCCTATGACTTCTACACCAATTAATCCTAAAACTTGCGTATGGGATTTAAATAATGGACAGAATCCTAGATGGATTATTCATTACTACGAAGTAGATGCAGACTGGGTATCAGCTCACTTTCCTGATTGGGATGGGCCAATGACAGGTAGAGTAGAGTTCGTTGAATACTGGTCTCAATCACAAGTAGCTTATTTAGCAGATGGTAGATTTGCATTAGAGCCAAGGCGACATGGATACAAAACTTTACCATTTACTCAGTATTGGCCACACACAGGTCTTATGACTGAAGATGCAGAGCCTGAGCATTTATACAGAGGAATCCTACATGGAAACTTTGATATGCTTAGAGCAGAATCAAGATTAGCATCACAGTACATGGACATTGTAGCTAACTCTGCATGGCCGACTAGAGATTTCAGAGGACCTCCGGGTATCACTGAGCAAGTAATGGATGGTTACGAAGAAACACCGGGTGCTAAAAACTTTATGCCTCAGAACGTAACTGTAGAAGCATCAAAGGTTGCAGAACCACCAGCAGCTATTCAGATTGCACAGAGCATGATGAGTAGAGCTATTGAATCAAACACAGCTCCTGCAGTTGTAAGAGGTGAAAGACCTACTGGGGCAGCTAGTGGTTATCATACTGCAGTTCTTGCAGGTATAGCAGCTTTGAACTTTGGTCCGTATGTTGAAGCATCTCAAAGAGGACTTCAGAATAGGAACTCTATTGTTTTGCACATTGTTGAAAATGTAATTCAAGATAAAGTAACTGTGTTTGGAAAGACAGAGGCAGGTGCACTTGATGCAGTAATTAGACCAAATGATATTAGAAGTCACACTGTAAACATGGTGCAACTTACTCCAACTTCACCAGAAGAACAAGAAAGAAAACTTAACTTATGGTCAAACCTTTGGAGAGCAGGATTCGTAGATCATGACACTTCTTTAAGAAAAGCTGGAGTGTCAAATGCTTTGGATGTTAGAACTCG